TGGAGCTTGATGATCTCGTTCTTGGTCTTGCGCATGACGTGCGTCACACGGTAGCAAGTGTCCAAGTCCGTCGTGCCGTAGGGCAGCAGGATGTCTTCTGCTGGCACAAACATCGATACCTGACGGCCAATGTTGGGGTCGTAGTACACCTTCTTGAATGCCGAACCGGTGGCTGGCAGCGACCACAGCATGCGCTCATGCTCAGGGCGGAACTCGCGCATGACCTCGGTCAGCTCATAGTTCATGTCGTTCTCGACACGCACTGCGGCCTCTTGCTTGTCGGGCGTTTGCTTGCCCAAGATCTTGGTGCGCACCGGGCCTTGGGCCGGGAACGTCTCGGTGATGGTTTCACTCTGGAAGCGCACAACGGCTTCGGTGAGCATGGGGTGGAACACACCACAAGCGCCAAGCCACGGTTCAGTGCGCTCTTCGTACTGAAGGCCCAAGAGTTTCAGGCCATCAACGTACGCCTTCTCCCACTCTTTGCGGCTGTCTTTGTCGTTGACGATGTCTTCAGCCAGATCTGAGGCCATGGACTGCATCGCACCTTCGTCCATCTCCTCAGCCAAGTTGGCATCAAAGTCTGACTCAGTTGGCGTGATGCTGATGTCCAACCCATCGGCGTGGATGTTGACCTGCTCGGGGTCAACGATCTCGATCTCAAGTGGTTCTTCTTCCTGCCCAAGACTCTCAAGCCCTGCGGGTGCAGCGTAAAGTCCCTTGTCGATGTTGGTGGCCATTCAGTTCTTCCTCAGTAATAGCCGCCTCGGCGGCGTTTGAAAAATGTCGGTTCGTCTTTCTCATCAGACTCAAGCGGAATGAGCCCGCCTTGTCTGAACCGAATCAGTGCTTGGGACGTCGTATCGACGTAGTCGTCGTTGTCGCCGTTGGGGAACGATGCCACTTCTTCAATGACCTCACGCGCCCAGCGGGTGTCAGGAGCCCACACTTTACCTGATTGAAACAAATCCGCAATCGCGTTGACACGCACGATCTTGTCGTTCCCCCTCGAAGGTGTGAACTCCGAGACGGGGATGCCCATGTTGCGCAGCTCCTGAATGAGCGGAGCCCCAGCGGCTTTCTTTTCAACCAAGAACGCATCTGGATCCCACTCTTTGTAGTGCTTGTAGGCAACCTGCTTGAGCTCCGGAAACTGCATCCTGTCCTTGAACGCGTCGAGCAGTATGACCTGCGCGGTGTTGTTCTCTTCCTCGTTGTAGAACACGCCCCACGTTGTGCACGCTGAGTAGTCAGCGGTGGTCTTGGCCTCAAACGCCGTGTCCCACGACTGAATGATGTACTCGCACTTGGGCGGCTCACTGCCCTCCCATATGCGCCAGAGCTTCCTGCTGATGATGGCGGCTTGGTTGGACGTGGGGTTCTGCATGTACTGGGCGTTCCAGTACTGGGGGTCAAGACCGGCCTTTTTCTGCTTCAGGGACTCAAGCGGCCACTGCTCCGGCCAGAGCGACTTCTCGTTGTCTGACCCCTCGTTGAGGATGGCTGGCAGCTCCACGATCTCCCAAGGCTCCGAGTCCGGGTTCTTGGTCTGGTAGTCGATGAGGCGACCGGTGAGGTCGAGCTTGCCCCAGCGCGTCATGATGACGATGATGGCTCCGTTTGGCATCAAACGCTGCAACGGACCGGTCTGGAACCACGCCCAAGCCGTGTCAAACGCCAAGCGGCTGTTGGCCTTTACGTCTTGTTCCGAGTGCGGGTCATCAATAACGAACAGGTCAGCACCACGACCAGCAAGAGCGCCGCCGACACCAGCAGCATAGTACTGACCCCCAGCGCTTGTGCTCCACTTGCCAGCAGCTTTTTGGTCGTCTGCCACCAAGGTCTTTGGAAACAGCTCACGGAACTCCTCCCCATCGATCAAGTTCCTCACCCGTCGGCCAAAGTCTTCTGACAAGCTGGCCGTGTGCGTGCCCATGATGATCTTCTTATCAGGGTAATTACCTAGAAAGAAGGCTGGGAACAGGTAGCTTGAGAACTCTGACTTGCCCATACGAGGCGCGATGTTGATGATCACGCGCTTCTTTTTGCCGGAAATCACGTCCGCAAAGATCTTGGCCAGCTTCCTGTGGTGCGGCCCCACCTTAAAGCCCGGGTAGACCGCCTTGGCAAACTCGATCATGTCGCCTCTGGCCAACTGCTTCTTCTTGTTCTCCTCGACCCGGTCGATGAGCTCCAGCGCTTCGAGCTTCTCCTCCAACGTCAGAGCGCCGAGGTTCTTCATGAGCGCAGCGGCTTCAGTTTTGGTCAGCGGGGCGTTCATCTTCTTGCTCGACTTCTTCAGCGTCTACGATTTCGGCGTCTTGCACGCCGATGAACTTGGCCAGCTTCTCTTTGAGCTTGGCCTCAATCTCGGCTTCGGTGAGGTCAGTCTTCTTGACTTCAATCTTGTCGGTGAAGAGCCCCACCTCTGTCACTTTGCCCAGCAGCCCCAGCGCTTTCAAGCGGATGTTGGCGTTGGGGTTCTCCACCTCTTCCAAGAGCTTGGCCATCGCGTAGCCGCGCAGCTGCTTGGCTTGCTGTACAAATTCCCAGTCGTAGGCAGTCAGCATGCCCACAAGGTGGCGCACGGCCGGTGGGGTCTGAAGCTGAAGGAGCTGGCCCTTGATCTCTTCTGGGTTGGTGGAGGTGGTGAGTGCAGAGAACGCCTTTCTGGCGTCTTGCTGTTCGATGTGGGAGACAACTTCGTCTGCTGGCTTGTTGCCAAACTTTGACAGCCACTCTGCCGTGTTGGATTGGGCGCTGACAACTTCTTGCGGTGTGGCTTTTGTAAGAGGGACAGCGGGGCCCGCAAGGTCGTCCACCTCCGCCTCAAAGTTCATCGCAATCAAATGTTCAAGCATCCACGCTCCTGCGGGTTATTGCGCACCCGTGCGGCGGAGTGTACACTTACTTTCGCAGTTGTGACAAGTCTGGTCTCAGTTGCTCCTCCTTGGTTCGTCATGAACCTTCAAGCCCCCGGCCACAAACCGGGGGCTTTTTTTCTTGGCTTTTGTCTATTGTTAGACAAAGTGCTTTGCAAAATTTTTGAAAAATTTTTTGGGCTGGGCTGAATTTTGGGAAGGGGGTGGGGTAGCTATGGGCGGTGAGGCATAAAGGTTTACTGGGATTGTGCAGTGCGGGTGGGGAATAGTGTTGTTGGCGACGAGGTCTGCTTGCCTCAGCTTGGGGTGGTGGGGGTAGGGTGGGTATGAGAAAGGCCACGTATTGCTCAGGGGAGAGAGGCATTTCGTAGTCGCCTGTGCTATAATGCGACCTGTCGCTTGGGAATTCGCCCAGCGACTTTTTTATTGCTCACTTGAAAGGAACACATCATGAGCAAGCACATCCAAGCTTTCATCAACGCAAACCGCACCGCATACGCCAAGGCAAGTGTGGTGTTCAAGTCAATAGAGTCGAAAGACTTTGCCAGCACACTCGCAGAGGCGGGCATCACGGGGGCAGACATTCGAGTGTTCGCCACGATCTACGTGGCAGAAGCAACTGGGGTGAATCCTCACCCCAGTCAGCGTGGCGGGGCTTTGACCTTCAAGAAGAACACGCCCGAGTACAACCGAGTGAAGTACTTGGTCGATGTCGCCACAGGCGTGCGTGAGACACGCAAGGAAGCCAAGCAAGCCAAGACGCACGCACGCCTCACGCCCGAGGTTCGCAAGGCAGCACAGGCATTCATCAAGATGTTCGACAGTGTTGAAGACGCTGTTAAAGCCCTGCGTGCTGTTTGATCTGGGGTCACTTTTCACCCCAGTTTTTCCTGTGCGGTCACGCCTGAGAGGGCTGGCCGCTGTTCTTTCCCTTGTCTAACGGAGATTTTTCCATGCGTACAACTTCCCGCCCCACCTTCAAACCCCTCGAAACCTTCCTTGCCAACGATGGCGTGGAATGGCAATCCGAAACCTACTTCCCCCACGGCACGAAGCATCCCACCTTCTGGCTGATAACCCTGCACCCACGCAGGTGCAACCAAGGCACAGGCATCACCTGCACAACCCGTGAGTCCTACGAACAGGAAAAAAGAAAGCTACGCTTAACCCCGCAGCAAGCTGCCCTGTGCCACTAAAAACTGGGGTGAACATTCACCCCACATCATTCTTCCACTTTCAAAACACAAATGGACACTCATTTTTTACAGGCCCATCATTCTTCCACTCGTACCACACAATGGACACCAAAAAACTCAGCATTCATGCGGCTTCCAGAGGCACGCGTCCAAATGTCCATATATATATACATCTTTTAAGAAAAGTATTTATATATGTACCCGTACATCAAGACACACATACAAACAAAAACACAAAAAGGTTTAGACCATAAAGTTTTTCCCCAGCGATGGACACTTGGACGTGAGCCCCTGCAACCCGCATGAATCCTAGCTTTTTTGCTGTCCAAACATTTTTAAAAAAGGAAGTTTGATGGACACTTTCTGGACAATCTGGTCATTTTTCCGCTTTGCGTTACAATCTTTGACAAAAGAAAGGACTTCTCCCCATGCAACCCAACGCAAAACCCCGCCTCA